GTCGACGCCGGCAGGCGGGCCTCGATCACGGTCAGCCCCGAGAGGTTGATCACCTGCGGCCGGCCCGGCGCGGCGTGGACATCTTCGGTCTCCCAGGTCGCCGTGACCAGGGGCTCTTGAAAGGCGGCCAGGTCGGCGTCGGCCCGCGCCTGGGCGCCCACGTAGCTATAGCGGCCGTCCTGGACGAACCCCTCGAGCCGCGGCCAGCCGAAGGTGTTGGGCGCGATCGCCGACCCAATGAGCACGACGGGCGTATCGGTCGGCTGCGCCCAGATCACGCCGCTCGTCACCGCGTCCAGCCGATTGATCGAGAGCGGATAATCCTCCATCACGCCATCGACCCACTCGACGAGCGTCCCCGCGGCGATCGGCACATTCAACTGGCCGAAGCTATGGGTCGGCGACGCCAGCGACAACGTCAGGACGGCGCCCGCCGTCGACGATCCCTGGTACCCCGCGAATTGCCCGCCGACCTTCACCCAGCCCTGGAGCGGCGGCGCCGGCGTGAGCGCTTGACAGACCAGCAGCCCATCGCCTGGCGTATACGCCGACGTCAGCACCGTCTGGGGTGGGTTCGTCCCGGGCGCCGACGCCGGGACCGGCGACTGGAACTGCATCCACTGCGTGCCGATCCGGACGACGTGTTGATGGTCGACGCCCAGGCTGGCATCAAACATCGACGCATCCTCGAGCGGCAGCCCGATCGGGAGCAGCGCGGACGTGTCGAACGTCGCGCGGTCCACGAGCGTCGCCGTGCGCCGGCCTTCCACCGTGATCCAGTTCCGGAGCTGCGTCGCGTCCTGGGTCAACTGGAACGCCTTCAGCGTCGACAGGTCATTGGTCAGCGGCGTCGGCGGCGTCTGTCCCGGTTCGGTGAGCGAGCCCGCCCAGGCGTGGAGCTCGAGCCCGTCGAGGTAGAAGCCGCCCTGCACTGCGGCCATGAGCGTGCGCATCACCGTCGACGGCCGCTGGTTGACGACGTCGAAGGCCGGGATACTCGGCATCCCGGCGGCGACGAACGTCGTCGTGATGTCCGCCGCGGTCGGCGCCGACGGGTCATTCACGAACCAATGCACGAGGAAGGCGATCGAGGCCGTAATCGACTGGGCGGGAAACCGATAGGTCACGATCCGGGCGTCGAAGCGCCACATCGCATCGACACACTGCACGTCGACCCAGGGCGGATCGTTGCGGACCCGGCGCGTGAACTGGATCACGAGCGCGTACCCCCGGAACTCGACCACGCCCGGCGTCCAGGCGACGACGATCTCCTGCCCCACGTCCGGGACGGCCGCCGCGGGCGCCGTCGGGACGATCTGAAAGCTGCAGGTGTCGGGTTCATCGTTCAGCGCTTGCGACACGGTGAGCGACCCGAAGCGAATATACGGGACGATGTCGGTCCGGCTGATGATGTTGCCCGCGCTGTCCCGCACGATCAGGTCGACGGCCGTCCAGGGCATCACGTACCCCGATCGGGCGGCGCCTGATCGCGCCTGGCCCGACCGCGCCCAGGTGTAGGCCTTCTGGGATCCAGTGATCGCCATCTATCCCGCCCGCATGGCGTTGCGGATGCCGTACTTCGCCGTGAGCGCGTCATTGACGCGATCGGCCAGCCGCTGCAGGTCGCTGGGCGAGTCGAAGAGCGCGCCCTGGGCGTTGATGACAATCGTGGGGCCCGGCGCCGCGACCGCGGCCATCATGGGCGCGGCCGCCACGGTGGCGAAGGCGCCCGACTCCTCGCGCGGCACGACCGCTTCCCAGCCGTGCAGCATGACGGGCGTGCCGGTCCCGAAATTCCGGAAGCCGTCCGTGCCCTCCTGATAACTCGGGTACTCCCGCTTGTCGCGGTAGTTGTAGGGTACGTTCACACCCGGGACTGGCACCTGGACCGGCGGAATGTCATTGATCGCACCGGTTAGTGTTTTCGAGATGACGTCGGTGAGCTTCTCGACCTGCTCGATGAGCTTCTTGAAGCCCTCGGACATCGTCATCGAAAATGAGAGGCCCGCGTCCTCGAGGTCGGTGATGGCGTTCCCGTTTTCGTCTAGGAGCGTGCCGGACTTCGCGAACGTCTCGAGCATCGGACGCATGGCTTCGGGGACTTCGAGCCCCATCTTCTTGGCGTCCTGAACGTACTTGCTGACGGCCTCGCTCATCCGTTCGTTGACGGCGATCGAGTCGATGCCGGCGCTCGTGAGCAGTTCGAAGTCTTTGTAGAGTTGCTGCGCCTGCTTGTCGAGCTCCTGGCGCTGGAGCGCCGGCCCGAGCTCCTCGAGCGTGAAGCCGTACCGCTGCGCGGCCTCGGTGACCATGTTCAGCGCGTCCTCTTGGTACTTGAACGCCGCGTTGATGTCCTTGATGGCCGCTTCGAGGTCCCCTTTCTTTTTCGCCGCATAGAGGTCGTCCAGACTCACCCCAGCCTGATAGGCGCGGTCCCGCAATTCCTCGGCGCCGCCGGCGGCCGCGAGGAAGTCGTCGCGCAGGTTCCGGACTTCTCTCGCGGCTTTCGCGGCATTCAGGAAGCCCTTGAGCAGCCCGATGCCGGCGCCGACGGCCGCGCCCCAGGGCCCGGCGACCGAGAAACCAATCGCCGCGCCGTTGAGCGTGCTTTGCAGCTTGCCCGTTTCCTTGGTGGCGCTCTGAAATGAGCTGATCACGCCCGCCGCGCCCGCCGCGCTCTGCGCGAAGCCCTGCGTGAGATTGCCCGCCTTGAAACTGGCGATGCCGGTCTGAAAGGTCTTGGTCGACTTGCCCGCCAGATCCATCGCGCCGATCAGGGTCCCGATGTCCTGGGCGATGTCGCTGAACGCCCCGTCGCTGATCTGCGCGAGCTGCGCAAACGCGCCCGCGAGCTCGTGGACGGATTTGTTCCACTGCTCGAGCTCTGTCGGCGGCGGCAGGCCCATCTTGATGCCCGGGCCGAGGTTCGGCAGGTCGAAACTGATCGGCGGCGCTTTCAGCTTGCTCAGGTCCTCGGCGTACTGGACCGTCGCCTGGTCGGCCTTCACGGTCGCCGCCCACATGTCGTACAGCGCTTGCGGCGCCTCTTCGCCGGCGGCGTCGTACACCTTGATCGCGTCGACCATCACCTTGTTGATGTTGGCCTGCTGCTCGGCCGTCATCGTCTGGACGGGGATGGAATCCTTCAGCGCCTCGAGGTAGAGGTTGGCCTTGCCGATCAGGTCGCGCCCTTCGAACGTGTTCACCAGGTCGAGCAGTTTTTGATTCTGCGAGGCGAGCCCTTTGGTGTAGTCCTCCTGCGCCTTCTTGGCCGCCTCCTGCGCCTGGGTGCGCCGCTGCTCCGCCGTCTTCAGGGCCTCGGTCTTCTTGCGGCCCTCCTCGAGCACCTGGGCGGTCGTCTTGAGGCCGCTCTCCATCTTCGTGCCGGCGACGGTGAAGGTCTCGGTCGTCGAGACAGTGGCCTTCATGGTCTGGTTCGTCTTCTCGAGGGCTTTGTCCTGCTCGATGAGCATCGCGACGGCGCCCGCGCCCTGGGCCTCTGCGTTGAGGTACCGGAAGAAGTTCCCCCAGGAGCTCGTCATCCGCTTCGTGTCGTCCATGACGGCGGCGAGGGCCTCGCCCGAGTAGACGATGACGGCGTTCGTGAACCGTTCCCAGGACGCCTGCGCGGCCTCGAGTCGCTTGATCGTCTCGTCGCTCATCACCTTCTGCGCGTCGGCGGCCTCGAGGAAACCATCACGAATCGCGCCGACCATCTTCTTGGAGCTCGTCCCGAGCAGGCCCTGGGCGATGTCGAGCTGCAGCGTCTCGTCCTTGATGCCGCCGATGGCCGCGACGACTTGCTTGTACGCGTCCTCGAGCGGCATCTTCCGGAGCTCGTCGTACGAGAGGCCGACATTCTTCAGGAGCGCCTGGTAGGCATCCGACCCGTCGCCGAGTTGCTCGGTCAGGAACTGGACGGACTTCCCGACGGTCTCGGCCTCGACGCCGCTGGCCTTCGCGGCGCCGGTCCACTGCTGGACGGCCGTCGTCGACACGCCCCACTGATCCGAGAGGTCCTTGACCGCGCTCGCGGCATCAAACACGCTGCCGATGAACCCCTTGATGGCATCGACCGAGAACGCGATCCCGATCGCGCCGGCCACCTTCACGAGCGAGCCCGTCCAGTCGCTCGTGGCCTGATTGGCGTTCTTGGTCTTGTCGGCGATCTCCTGGAGGTTCTTCGGGACTTCCATCCCGAGCGCCTTCATCTTCGCGACCGCCTCGCTCGCCGTGGCGCCGAGCCGTCCGAGCTCCCTCTCGGTGAGCATCGAGGTACCGCCGATGTCCTCGACGGCCTTCGCCATCAGCGTGGCTTCCTGAATGATTTTCTTGCCGGTGAACTGATTCGCCAGGGTATTCAGGCGGCCGCCGACCTTGTCGGCGCCCTCGCCGAAGTCCTTCAGTTGGGCGTCGGCCTTCGCGACAGCATCGTAGAAGCTGGAGAAGTTCGCGGTGAACGTTGCGGAAAGGGCCATGTCACTTTCGACTGCGCGCGGCTTCTTCGTTCAAGGCGTCGACGAGCACCCCGTAGACGTCGACGGGCAGCTCGAGCAGCTCGTCGTACGTCCAGCCCATCACCCGACAGATGTGGAGGTCAGAGAGGGTGCGGTCTCGCCAGCCCGGTCTTTTTTTTGGATCTCCCGCTCAGCGGACATCGCGCCATCGTGCGCCTGGATGGCGTCGAGGATCTCGCGCAGGCTCTCGGGCGTCTGGTTCCGGAGCGCCGCGGCGACGAACGCGTACGACTGATCGCGAATCCGGATCGGCTTGTCGTCGGCGTCGGTGATCGACCAGTCGATCAGGTAGCTCACGGCCTGGCTGATGCCCAGGTGCTCGAGGTCGAGTTCGGGCTTCTCGCCCTGCTTGAATGAGCCGGTCTTGATGACGCGCGCCTGGGCGTCCCGCTCCTCGCCGGCCGTCAGGTGTTTGCGCACGAGCAGCCAGTCCCCCTCCGAGATGTCGATCCGCAGTTCTTCCTGGCGACGGTACCGTGATCCCATTCAGCGCTCCTGTTTCGGTAATAGCCGGGCCGAGAGTTGCCCCTGGTAGACGGTGACATCGCCGAGCGGCCGCCTGGTGGGGATGCCGTCGGCGTTCTGGATCTCGAGGGTCAGCGGCGACTGCGTGATCCGGAAGCCATCGACGGTCTCGACGGCGGCGATGAAGAAGTCGCCCTCGACCTTCCACGCGCCGAGCGTGGCGGCGTGGTGATACCCAAGTCTCACCGTCGCCGCCACGCCTTCGATGACGATCCGATGCCGTTGCCCCGTGATGGCCACGGCGGATCAGGCGACGCCAGCGACCCAGGCGGTGCCGTTCCAGTGCGCGCTGCTGCCATCGCCGAGCTTGACGTACGTGCCGGCCGGCCAGGCCGTGGCCGGGGCCGCGACGATGCTACCCATGGCGGCCAGGTTCGCCGGCGCCATCGCGCCCGCGGGCGTGAACGAGCCCGGCGAGCTCACGCCATTCGCGCCGGTGGCCGCGACCATCGAGGTCCGCGTCCAGGCGCCGTTAGCGACAAACGTCGCGTCGATCGTGACGGCCGAGGTCACGCCGCCCTTGATCGAGGCGTCCAGATGCGCCGGCCCTTCCCAGGACTGGGCCGACAGCACGCCGTACGGATAGAACGCGAGAAAGCAGCCGAGATCGGTATCGGCCGCGTCGAAGAGGACGTCGGTAATCCGATCGCCGAACGCCGTGAACGAGCCGGACAGGTCCTTCAGGCCCATCACGTACCGCTTGTTGGAATCGCCCAGGGAGGTCGTCTCGACCTTGTCCTTGGCCATGTTCAAGGTCCAGTCGGAGATGTTCCCGATGGCGACATAGGCGTCGCCCGAGTTCATCTTCAGCGCGACGATGCCCTCTTTACCGTGGGTACCGGGATTGTTGACGGGTGCGGCGGGTGCGGGCATGGTCAGGCTCCTATGGAATGCAGTCGGTGAATGCCTTAACGGCCGCTCACGGTGAGACCGGCGCGTTCTACCAGTTCGATCAGGGCGGCCGTCATCAAGGCGCGTCGGCGTACCGCGATGTCGACGAACGAGGCCGTATTTTTGTGTTGGGGCATCGTGCCCGTGGTGCGGTCGGGCTTCGACTTCCAGGCCCGCTGCTTGGTCCCGTGTTCGAAGATCCAGGCGTGCTTCGCGGTCGACCGGACCCGCGCCACGGCCGAGACGGCATCCGTCTGGACATCCATCACGACGTGGGACTTGAGGTTGCCGGTCGGCCCGACCGGATACGACGCTTCGATGAGCCGCGCCGTTTCGGCCGC